AACTTTGATTTTAAAAAAGTTACAACAAATTTTTTTGATGAAACTGATATTAAAATAACTGTGACAGGTAATGATGGTCAAACAGGGACTTTTAAATTAGTCATAGATTATAGCACTTGTTAAATGAGTTACGAAGATCTATCAAACTCAGTAAAATTAAGTGAAGGCTTTAGAAATAAAATTTATCAAGATACTGAAGGGTTTGACACCATAGGCTGGGGCCATAAAGTTGTCCAAGGAGATCCGTTTGAACCGGGAGTAGAATATACAGAAGATGATTTACAAGCAGTATTTGATAAAGATTTAAGTAGAGCTATAGCTCAGATGAAACAATTATTAATAGAGAATGGCATTGATGAAGTGCCGGAACAAGCTCAACACGTCTTAACGGAGATGTGCTTTCAACTAGGCAAAACAGGTGTTGCTAAGTTTAAGAAAATGTGGAAATGCCTGCAGGAAGACAATTTTATCGGCGCAAGTTATGAGATGCTCGATTCCAGGTGGTTTAAACAAACACCAAATCGATGCAAAAAATTGTCTGATAAAATGAAATCATGCGATTAGAAAATTTTTTTACAGCTTACAAAAAACAATTAATTGATAGACAAAAGGCGGTTGAAGAGTCTATAACCAGTGGACTGTGTAAAGATTGGTCAGATTACAAATATTTGACGGGTAAGAATGCAGCATTAAAAAACGAGATACAGGAACTCACGGACCTGCTAAAGAAAACGGAGCTAGAAGATGACGACTAAACCAAAACTTATTGTCCCAAAACACATATGGGATGGTAAAGCAGCTGAAAAAGCAAAGAGCGAATTAGAAAAAGTGCCAGAGCCTTGTGGATACAAAATAGTTTTATTTCCATTAAAATTAGATAACAAAACTTCATCTGGAATTCATTTAACAGATCAAACTGTAGAAGAATCACAGATATCAACAAACATTTGTAAGGTTTTAAAAATGGGTAGCGATTGCTATCTAGATAAAACAAAGTTTCCTAGTGGTCCTTTTTGTAAAGTTGATGACTGGGTTATCATTGCCAAGTACGCAGGTGCTAGAATCAAGATTGATGGCGGTGAGCTACGTATAGTCAATGATGACGAAATAATGGCAAAGGTAAGAGATCCTAGAGATATACTACCACCTAACTTATTATAAAATTGGAGAAACCTATGCAACCACAACCAAATAACGAAAACAATAAAATGGTTCCTCTAGACACATCAGGTGAGTCTGTTGATGTCGAAATAAAAGAGGAAGAGAAAAAAGAGTCTGATGTTCAAGTAACTCAAGAGTCAGCTCCTGCTGAAGAGCCAAAGAAAGAATCTAAAGAACACGACGAGTATTCTAATAAAGTTCAGACTAGAATTAATGATCTAACAAAAAAATGGAGAGAAGAGGAGAGAAAAGCTGAAGCTGCTTTAGAATATGCAAAATCTGTAAAAGCAGAAAATGAAAATCTCAAAACTCAAAAAAATACCTTAGATCAATCCTATATTGAGGAGTTTAAAAATAGAGCTGCTGCTGAAGAAAAACAGCTACAAAATCAATTGCAAGAAGCTTTGCAGGCTCAAGATTTTAAAAAGCAAGCAGAACTGCAAGCAAAACTCACTGATGCTGTTTTACAAAGACAAAGAGCAGAAATGACTCTTAGAAACAAACAAGCAGAAGCAGAAAAGCCAGTTGAAGAAAAACCTGCACCTAATTTTCAAGCTGAACAACCACAACCACAACCAAATCCTGCTGTAGAACCTAGTGAAAAAGCAAAAGCATGGGTAGCAAAAAACAAATGGTTTGGTAATGGCTCTGAAGATCAGCATGATTTAATTAAAACTATGGCCACTTACGGAATTCATAGACAATTAGTCTTGGAAGGTTACAACAGTGAGTCAGATGATTACTATAATGAAATTGATGCTAGACTTAATGCAAGATTTAATGATAATAGTAATATAACAACTAATTCAAGCAACAGGCCCGCTCAGACTGTTGCTGGAGCTGCTAGAAATGGCAGTGCTACTGGGCGCAACACTGTGAGACTCTCGCCAACACAAGTACAAATTGCTAAAAAATTGGGCGTGCCACTAGAAGAATACGCAAAACAAGTGCAGCAGATTGCTGCCAAGAATACGTGAAGATTGGAGGCGTAAATGAATAAGATAAACAAAACTTCGCGCGAACAAGAAACCCGTGAAAAGGTTGCTCGTAAGAGGGAATGGGTTCCCCCTTCGAATCTTGATGCGCCCGAACCACCAGATGGTTTCCATCATAGGTGGTGTAGAGCCGAATACAGAGGTATGTCTGATGAAAAAAATATGATTGGACGTATTAGGAGTGGATATGAGCCAGTAATGGCTGATCAATATCCTGATAGAAAGGATTTACCATCTATCGCTGACGGCAAATACAAAGGAGCAGTAGGAGTAGGAGGATTGGTTTTGATGAGATGTCCTATTGAGATCAAAGAGTCTAGAGACAATTATTTTGCCGGAAAGACTAATGATCAAAATAAATCTGTTGAAAACGATCTACATAAAGACGAGCATCCAAGCATGCCTATCTCACAAGAGAGGCAGAGCAGAGTAACATTTGGAGGCAAGAAGTCTTAATAAGTAAGATTAATGTCTCTAAAATAATTTAGGAGACTACTATGGCTAACATAGACCAAGCATTCGGTTTAAGACCAATAGCTAAAGTTGGTTCTGCCCCTGGCGGAACAACAGGTACTACTAAATACTCGATTGCAAGCGGAGCAAGTGGCATATTTACTGGTGACCCAGTTAAACAAGCAAACGACGGAACAGTCGTTGTAGCAACTGCAGGCGATCCGATTAGAGGAGTATTTATGGGTTGTTTTTATACAGACCCAAGTACAGAAAAGCCTAGATTTAATAATACGTTCCCCAACGGAACAGCTGCATCTGATGCGATAGCATTTGTAGCTGATGATCCTCATCAGTTATTTATCTGTCAGCAAGACTCAGACAGCACAAATCTAGTAGCTGCAAATTTAAATGAAAACTGTGATCTAGTTTTCGGATCTGGTAGCACCACTACGGGTATATCAGGTGTTGAAATTGATTCGAGTTCCAAAAATACTACGGCTGCACTTCAGGTGAAGTTGATTGATTTTTATGACACTCCGAGTAATGACGCGACAGCGAACAACTCGATCTTTGTTGTAAAGATTAACAACCACGAACTGAACGGTGGCACTGGTACAACTGGTAGCTCGTAAAAGGCGAATAGGAGACTACTATGGCTATTAATAGAGCCCAACTGGCGAAAGAACTAGAACCAGGCCTAAACGCCTTGTTCGGAATGGAGTATTCTCGTTATGAGAACGAGCATGCTGAAATATTTGACCAAGAAGCAAGTGATAGAGCTTTTGAAGAAGAAGTAATGTTAGTTGGCTTTGGCGAAGCTGCTGTAAAACAAGAAGGTTCAGCTGTACAGTTTGATACTGCACAGGAATCTTTTACAGCTAGATATACTCACGAAACTGTTGCATTAGCATTTAGTTTGACTGAGGAAGCAGTCGAAGACAATCTTTACGACACTTTATCTGCTAGATACACTAGATCATTGGCACGTTCTATGGCGTACACAAAGCAAGTAAAAGCAGCGAACATATTAAACAATGCGTTCTCAACTGCTGGCGGTGATGGTGTTTCTTTAGTAAACACAGCACACCCTACTGCTTTAGGTGGAACTTTCTCAAACAGAAGTTCAACTGATGCTGACTTGAACGAAACCTCATTAGAGCAAGCAATGATTGATATTGCAGCATTTATTGATGAAAGAGGACTAAAAATTGCAATGCAGGGAAGAAAATTAATTATCCCGGTAAACATTCAATTTGTAGCGGATAGAATATTAGAATCTACCCTCAGAGTCGGTACGTCTGACAATGACATAAATGCACTCAGAAACATGGGTATGCTTCCAGATGGATACGTAATTAACCACTATCTATCAGATACTGATGCATACTTTATTAAAACTGATGCTCCTAATGGATTTAAACACTTCGTAAGAGCTGCCCTTACTACTGGTATGGAAGGCGATTTCGATACAGGAAACATGAGATACAAAGCACGTGAGAGATACAGCTTTGGATTTTCAGATCCTAGATGTGTATACGGATCACAAGGTTCATAAAATTTATTGGATCCTCCCAAGGAGAAAGGCGCTTGTAAGAGCGCCTTTTTTTATTTATACTAATTTTAAGTATCCTAGATTAATTTAGTCGTGCACACTGGCTAGGCAGACGTGTATAGAGACTGCATGACGAGGGCTATACAACCAAGGAGGCAATATGGCTAACCCACATTTTCAGAACATGATCTTATGGGCCGGAAACACAGATGTTTCTGAGCAGAAAAAAGATCAACCAATGTTCATGCCATATCCGTCGGATCAAACATTCTACGGATATTTTAATGACTTCATGACATATACTGCAACGGACTGGACGATTACATCAACAGACGCTGGCGGAGACTCAGGTGAAGTTATACAAGCTACCAGCTCGGCTGGAGGGGCTTTATTAATTACAACTAACGATGCTGACAATGATTCAGAAGAGTTACAACTCAAAGGCGAAGCATTTAAATTAAGCACAAGTAAAAAAGCTTACTTCTCTGCAAGATTTAAATTAAGTGACGCAACAGAATCTGACATGCTATTAGGCTTAGCAATCACAGACACAACTGCGATTGATGGAGTATCTGATGGTGTGTTTTTTAAAAAAGATGATGGCGACACTAACTTAGACTTTGTTGTAGAAAAAGACTCTACTGAAACTGCAACTGCAGCTGTAGGAACTGTAGCAAATGATACATTTATCACTGCAACTTTCTTTATTGATCCAGATAGATCTAAAGTCTATTACTCAATCAACAATGCAGCACCAGTTGGTGTAGTAAATACAAATTTACCAGATGATGAAGAGTTGACTGTAACTATCGCTGTACAAGCGGGAGCGGCAGCAGCTAAATCATTAACTGTAGATTACGTAAGTGCTATAGTTGAAAGATAGGAGTTAACAATGTTTGCTCTTAAAAATAAAGAACTAACCGCTAGTGGTCAGGTAACAACTAAAGTATCAGCAGGAACTAATACACTTAGTGCTCCAGCTAGAGTTGTTGGACTTAACATTAGATGTGGTGGTACTTTAGGCAAAGTTGATTTAAGAGATGATGGTGCAAGTGGCACTGTCAAATT